TTGATACTTGCCACGTTCTTTCATGGCTCTGCTGGTAAAGATACCAAACACGTTGTCGGCTGTGTTGATCTTACTAATACCACCAGATATGTGACTGTGATCATAGTCAATTTCTTCTACAGCCGATCGATTCAACTGCGAAGCCGTTACAAAAAACACATTTAATTCTTCAGCCAAGTTACGCAGTTCCTCACTTACATACTTGTCTTTGACAAACAAGTCATTGGGACTGACCTTGGCGCTGACTGGCATCAGCAGGTCCAAATAGTCAACCATAATAAAGTCCACTCTCATGCCGGTTTGTATCTGCATTTCTTTGATGTAGGCGCGAATATCATTGACATTGCTTTGCGCTGGCAAGGCCTTGATACGATACTGCCCAAATTTTTTCTTGGCCAAGTTCAGTTTCATCACAGTATCGTCAACATTTTTGCGAATTTCCTTGGTACTCATGTTGGCAATCATGGCATCAGTTCGCAAACTACTTAGGCCTTCACTGAGTTCCAAACTGATGTACACACCGTTAAGTCCAGTGGTCAGCCAGTTGATGGCTATGTTCATCATGAACAAACTCTTACCTGACCCTGAACCACCAGCAAAGATATTCAATTCTCCCTTGCTGAATCCACCATAAAGAATATGATCCAGACTGGGCCAGCCTGTGCTGACTTTATAGCCGTTGTCAAAGTAGTCAGTCAAGCGTGTTTTGGGATCATTGAAATAATCTGTGCCCAGATCCTTGGTCAGGCTGATTTCCAAGGCATCCTTCATGATCTTGAGTATGCCTTCGCTTTGTCCTTTTTCCAACAGGTCAGCACATTGTAATACCGCACGCTCACCTGATTTTTGTTTGGTAAAGGCTTCAAACTGTTCCAACAACCAGTCTTGATGTCCTTGTGCCGCGGCCGGTATGGGCCTAAGTTCTATTCCAGTGACCGCTTGAATTTGTTCATAGGTGGGAAGTGTTTTATGATCTTCTGTGTGAGTTTTAATAAATCTAGCCACTTCACGCAGACTACGATCAAAGTTTTCAGGATTGTAAATATTTTGCACACGCACAAAACTCTGTGCATCCTGCATCATCATTTCTAAAAACAGTTTTTGTGTTTCTGTATTGTATTCCATATTTAATTATATAGTCTTTTCTTTAATAACTCAATCTTTAATCTGTTCGATTGCCGTGCATCAACGATTGCTTTTAACACAAACAATTTACCATATTTTTGAACTGCAGAATTGATGTCCTTGCAGGTTTCTTGCCACACAGGAAAACTCACACTCCAGCCATACTCCAACGCCGCATCAACCAACTTGGTGCCAGCACGATCTGCATCGGGTACCACAATCACTTCTCTTCCCAGGCTGTCAATTATGTCAACCTGTTGCTCACTGACTTCATTGCCCAGAGTGGCCACCCCATCCACACTCATGGCATCAAACGGGCCTTCACACACTATGACAAATTTGCTGTCGGATCTTTGTTGATCCACATTGAACACATAGCCGGGTTCGTGACTGTTGAAGTATTTAGGTTTGATATCGTCTTCCACGGCTCTGGCAGTGTAACCTATGACGTTGCTGCGCCAGGTAAATGGTATGATAATACGACGATGTAAATTGTACTGTGTTTCTGGAGTCCAATAAAAATCATAGCGTGAGAGATCTACTCCACGGGTGGCTGCATACAACACCGCGGCGTGCCAGGTTCGTGGCACTTCTACACGATCGTTCAACTCATAAAATGTGTTCAAGGCCTGAAATGTTTGTGCTTGTTCAGGCAAGGGCCTGGCCTTGAACTTGATTTCTTCTTGCTCTACTGCTTCCACAATGGCTTCTGGAGCAATCAAATCTTTGATGCGTACAGCATCGATCACCAAGCGTTTGACAGTGCCTTCATCAGCACCCATCCACGACAATAACTTGCGGAACTTGTAGGTCAAATGACGACCAGGTACATAACTGGCTTTGAAGTTGCAGTTGAAACAGTGGTAACTGACACCACCATCTGGATTCATTACCAGGCCACCACGTCCTCTGGTGTCTGTGGATTCGCCATTGTGTACACAACAGGGTGCGTTGAAACTGATCCAACCCGACGCGGAGTTGGTTTTACGTTTGTGTGGTAATATTTGGACGACAGCGTCGCGAATAGAGTTCAACATTCTTGCTAGTATAGCAGAAGTTTTGGATTAGGTCAAATATTAGCCCCAGCGCCAATTAGTACCATCTGAAAATACGGGTACTACAAATGCTCCTCCGCCAGATGCTAAACCATTCCAGGTTGAGTCTCCAGAATCATTTATAAATGCTCGTGTACCTGCCCCAACTGAAACAGCATTTGGTAGAGAAGCATAAGGAACAGGTGTTGATATTACATACGAAGATAAGACAATGTTAGCCGAGATATTACCAGCAATGTTTATAGTGTTGCCATATGTGATTTCTTTTGAAGTGGTGTTGTAGAACATGACCTGAGCCACATTAGCCACATCATTTCTAACCGGAGCCACTGTGAATGTGTTGGCTGTGGTTTGGTTTAATGTACCAGAAGTTGCATTTATGATGATTGTGTTATTGGCTTGATTGTTTTGCCCGGCGGCCCTACCAATGGCCACAGCATACTCACCTTGATTGACTCTACCAGCATTAGATCCAATGGCCACTGATCGGGCACCTTGACTGTCTGTGCCAGCATTGATGCCAATGGCCACGCTGTATAAACCCTGATTTAGTGAGCCTGCGCCGCTGCCAATGGCCACTGCCGAATCGCCTTGGCTTGTTGCACCTGCACTGAGTCCAATGCCCACATTTGCACTGGTCAAAGTATTATTGATTGTGTTGATACTGGTGGCTTGTGTGGCCGCATTGGCATTGGCAAAAGTTTGATATGCACCAATAGCGGACAGGATGTTTACACCATTGGCCAAGAAAGTAAAATTCTCAGCACTGATGCTACTGAATCCAGTAATGATTGGTGCAGGACTGGCGCCAGTGCTTACAATACCGCTGGAGACTTTTACATATTGTGTAGTAACGTTACCAGCAATGTTTATAGTGTTGCCATAAGTGACTTCTTTTGATGTGGTGTTGTAGAACATGACCTGAGCCACATTAGCCACATCATTTCTAACAGGTGCCACTGTAAATGTGTTGGCAGTAATTTGATCTAATTCCCCGCCTGTGGCATTTAAAATGATTGAGTTAGCAGCTTGGTTAGTTTGTCCAGCCATCTTGCCAATTGCTATGGCATTGGCACCTTGGGCGGTATCGCCAGCACCGTAACCAACGGCCACTGCAGCATTACCTTGACCGGTATAACCAGCGGCAACACCAATGGCCACTGCTTCATTGCCTTGTGAATTTAGTCCAGCCTCATAACCAAATGCTATAGCATTGCCAACAGTGTCTTTCAATGTTGTATTGTTGGGCAATAGCAACCTACCACCGCTGACAAATTCCCATTGGTGTGTAGTAGCACCGGGAACTTGAAAGTTGGTGGTGATTTGTACACTACCATCACCCGCTCGCAGACGCATATTGGTACCGGTGTCTATGTCCACACGGTCCGTGGCAGTTAATCTTAACTCGTTACCGGATTGGATATCTATATCCTGACCGGGTTCACTTTCAATTCTAAATACACCTTCGTCTGGCTCTATGTCTATTTTACTGATTCGAGTGTAGCTGAATCGTATTTCAGTTACTGCACCTGCTGGGGCAGCAGTAACTAGGAATACTTGATCATCGGTGTCGTTGAAACTGCTGTATCCGTATTCTGGGCCCGCACCGTTTAATCTCACTGTGCGTTCGTACACACCTCCGTTTTCCATCGTGTCAGTGATAAATTCTGCCACACCACCTTGTAGACCCACAAAAGCGATCATGCCATTGCCATCGCTGGCGGCTGAAGTGAAATCTTCGTTGGCAGAGGAATAACTTTGAGTTTGGCTTCTTCTTGCTTGTGAAAGAATTCGGAAAGGACTCACCGTTACTTTTGATTGATAACCGTTTTGCTGAACTGACTGTATGTTACTGGTACCTGAAGGTAATGTTAATGCACGATCTGTGCCAAACTGCCAAGTGTTTCGACCTCCAATAACAATGGTGAATGTGGCACTTGAACTGCCACTTGTGACTGTTATAACATCACCATTGGTGTATCCAGTACCGGCAATTTCAGCAATAGCAATAGTACTGGCATATCCACCAGTTTCAGTGACATTCACAGTCAGTCCAGAGCCTGTGCCGCCGGTTGTGGCCAAGTCAGACCTGGGATTAGCTTCCCAACTGCCGGTAGTGCTGTTGATAACAGCAACATTGGTTGGCACACCATTGGGAACCTTTATCCCCAACGCCTGGATGGTATCTATGTTGCCGGTGGTGTCAAATGTCCAAGCCGCCTGACTAGACAAATTTGCAGTGGTGGCTCGTAGTTCTACGTTGCCGCCGTCAACCAACTTGACATAGTGAAGATCATTGCCAAGATACAATTCAGTGGAACCGCCGGCTGCTGTCAAGTGTACATGATCACCGTCTCCTGCCGCAGTGGGGTAAATTAACAATGCTTGGTTGGCATTGGCACCGCCTGCGGGTGTGAGTCGAATAGCACCAGTGATGCCACCACCTTCTGCAATAACCCCGCCTGCGGGTAATATTGTAGTACCATCTGTGCCAAAGGTCCAAGTGTATCCGTTCTTAACAATGTTGGCAGCAATGTCGCCTGAATATGTGGGCAAGTACGTGGCCACATTGGCATTGCCATATGTTGACCCACCACTTACAGGAGCACCGTTAACTAACAGTGTGCCGCCATCTACTCTAATAGGTGTGTTACCAATATAAATTGTGTTGTTTGAGACCCAGAGATCTTTCCATTGGTTAGTTGAACTTCCGAGGCTGTAGGTCACATTGGCACTTGGTATTATGTTGCCGTCAAACGCAGATAGATAAGTGGCTACATTGGCGTTGCTATATGTTCCTGTAACACTGGCAATGGCCTGGGCCTGAGCGGCCGCATTGGCCACCAAATCCGTCAGACTTGTTTGCTGTGTTGCTGCATTACTTAAAAGTGTTGTGAGTGATGCGGCCTGTGTGGCCGCATTGGATGTCAATGTGTCTAACACAGTAGACTGCGTGGCTGCATTTGATGTCAAGGTATCCAAGATAGCGGCCTGTATCGCTGCGTTGCTTTGTAAACTGGCAATGACCAGATTAGCGGCTGTGATATTGGCATTGATTGTGTTGATAGCAAGGTCCTGGACAGCAGCATTGCTTTGCAAGCCGGCAATAGCAACAGACTGTGTGGCCGCATTGGCCGTCAAAGCATCTGTAGTGGCCTTGGTGGCCAGTATGTTTATACCACCAGCAGTTACACCATCGTGTACACGTATAGTATCAAGATCGGTATCTAAGGTAATCTCCCCAATGGGTCCTGTGTAGGCCGTGCTGACTGCTGTGTTTCCACGCTTCAGCAGTATCTGTCTAACATTTACATTTGCTATGGTCATTATATTGTTCCGCCGTCGATTACACTGTTGTCCACATATGGTGCTGGTTCAGTGTCTGAATAATATGCTGGTAAAACCTGCAGATCCAAAGGAACTCCGTAGTTGTCATCAACATAAACTGGTGTTTCCGTATTGTCTGATGCCTTGATTGTTCTAAATGTGAGTTTGTAAAATCTTTGTTCCAAACTGTCCACAGTGGCTTTGGGTATGTTAAAAGTACCGCGACCCAGAGCAATGTTGGCAAAGGTCACTGCAAAACTTTCCACAGTGACACGATTGGTAGGATCCTGTACGTCAGCCTGCATGGCATATCCTGTAAGATCGTAGATTTTTTGATCTTGATTTCGTACTATGACCTGTATGGGGTTATCAATACCTTGGTATACTTTTATAGTTCTCGTGTACACAACGCGATTCCTTACTGTGAAAATTGACGGATCAAAAAGTTGAACTTCAACAGTGTTTGGATATAAATATGCTTTGACAGTAATCATTTTTGCTCGTCTTTATAACATATTTATCGGAACCGCGTGGAAGAACACTACAAGCAACTGCTTACCCAATACCCATTTATCAGTTATATCACCTATGGCGGCAACGACTACATAGGAATTATACAAAATTCTGACGAAGTTATTACTACTTTATATGATTTTGGACTGCTCAAAGATGCAGATCTAAAGAAAGTGTATTTAACGCTGGGGGAAACTTGGTGGTGGGAGAGCAACAGGCTCATGCCTATCAATGTGTTTTTAAAGCAGGATTGGAGTCAGTTTAGAGTGTGTCTACGTACCATGAACAGCAAGGACGTAGAAATCAAAATGGGCCCTTATGTGAGCCTTAAAGAAATGGCTACCAAACGCAGCAAGCGCAAATCAATTACCCTGGTACGTAAAATAATCTAACTGTAGTCGTAACTGAGTCGTTCGCACAACAGGTTCATGTTGACTGCAACCAAGTGTGCGTAGGCCACTGCATGACTTTTCTTGAACTGATAACCATCAGATTCTCGTTCCCACACAGTTTCTGCAACCTTGCTCCAGGGTTGACCTATCAAGTGTCGTTTGGCCGGGCGAATCACACTCAAAAACATGGCCATTCTTGGTATGCTGTTGACTGCTTCAGGCATTTGTATCAGGGTCTTGTAGTGGTTACCTATGTGTATGAGTTGAGCACAAAACTCCGGTTGATACAACAGATCCCAGGCTGGTTCCTGTGCAATCAAGTCTTGTAAATGTTGTTCACTCTTTATCTGGGTATATAATGACACATTCAAAAAATCCAACTTGGTATAACCACGTGTTTCAGCCGATTCATAGTCAATGCTGGCCAGACCAGTGAATGGATCCTGTGGTATGTCTGTCACATATATGCCTGTGTTGTGTCGTGTTGTTTGTCCGTCTCTGGAGATCATGGCTGAGGTGTGTTTTAACAAGGCCAACGCACGATCTCGATCGCCAAAGTCTATGTCAATGTCTGATTTGAATTTCATCCAAGTGCTTCCAAATAAGTGGGTGATGGAAATAGTATTACCAGTATGGCCAAGATCAATATTGTTGCGGTGATCACAATTATTAAACTGATGTTTTTCATAGTCCGGCCTTGTCCAGTATGTCCTTGATCCACTCTGAATCTGCTGTGTAGTCACGCAGTTTGCGTTGCCAGTGATCGGTGTCTATCCACGGCATGATCATGGTCAAGTGTTCTTCACCCAAGGATTCCAAAAATTCGTGGCCACTGTCGCAGTTGTAAACAATCCAAGGACTAATACGACCAGTGGTGATGTGATGACATATTCTGTTGGCATTGGCATATCGAAAATAGTCTCGAAAACCACCTTTCAACTCCTCGTGTTCATCGGCATAGGCCTGCATTTCGTTGAGAGCACGTTCCAGGGCATCTTGCACTGCTTCTCTACGCAAGTATTCGTGCAAGTAGGTCACATAAAATTCATCCTTGCACCATTGGTCAATCTTTTTGTTGTTTTTCAACAACCACTCCAAGAACTGCGGTGGGTTAATGCCACGTATGCCCACCATGTGACGACCCCATTTCACAAATGCATTGTAATACGGGCTGGTCACAAAGTCTTCGTAACTTTTCATACGTGCTGAACCCTGGGTAATTTCATAAAATCTCAGATAAGCACGCAGACCCAACTGTACCCCAGTTTCTTTTTCCTGTTGCCAACGACGTTTGGGTTCACACAGATGTACCGCCAGGCTGCTTTCCTTGCGAAATTCTTTTTCACAATAACGACACTTATACGTGGGTGCGGAGTAAACGGTTTGTTCCAATGTGGTCAATCAAGTAATCTACTAGTATTTTAACATCTTCTTTGTAGTGATGTCGAGCGTTTTGGGGCAAGTCAACGTCTTTTTCAAATGGCACACAGCCCATTTGTTCCAGATATTCGTTGCCAACAAAATCAAAAGGCACAAACTCCGGGCCCAGATCTACTGCCCAGTGATGCCGATCGCAGGTGTTAAACACACAAAAACCTGTGCCACGATTTCGCATGTAGCCAGCAAACATTCGAAGATCTAGATACAGTTGTTCTAGGTACTGTTCTCCTATGTCATAACGATAACGAGTTTTCACATAATCGTCGGTCATTTTGTATTCTAATTCGCTGTCAAAGTCTGATAGATTTACAAATGTGGCTTGAAATCCCTGATTGTTGTAACTGACCCAGCGACCTTCTTGTGGTCTGGGAATGGATAAAAATGGTCCTTCTTGTCGATCATAAAAGGTAAGTCCCAACACAACAAAATCCACATGAGTGGATTCTAAGTAATCTACAGTGGTTCTAATGATGCGTCGATTGCTGCTACCGGCCTTGGCCAAGTTCACTGTGGTTGCACCAAGCAGGTTTGTAAAATGTTGCGCATAGTAATAACTGTCCAAGAAACTACAGCCGTTCAACAACAGATTCATAGTTCTTTTTTGATGTCCTTGTCGGCCCAGCCCAGCCCACGAGCATATTCTTTGAGATCGTCTTTGTCATTGATTTCTGACAGTAATTTTAAATCTTCTTCTTTGAGGTGCGGATGCATTTCACGTAAGAATTTGATTGATTTGTTGTCTGTGGTTTTCTTCTTTGGTGCTATCCACTGATGATACTGATTGCCCATGCCGGGACTCACAGTGGTTGCCAAGAGCCACTGTAGTTTTTTGTGTTGTGCAGTGTTTATATCAAAGAAATGTTTGTTTAATCTTTCATTGCAACTCATTAGATAGTAGGCTTGCAGGTCGGCATTGCCTGTGACTGTGGCACCATAGCGTATCATAAGATAAGGACTGAACTTTTTCTTTTCTTCATCAGTGAGGCTGTCGTAGAATTCTCTATTTTTGCGATCAAACGCAGACATTTCACTTTTGATACTTAGTTTATCTTCACTCATCTTGGCTCTTTTGATTGTTGCGTTTTTCTTGTATGGTCAAATGGTCTTTGGTTGCCTTGTTGTGTCTGGGATTGGCACACATGGGACAGTTGGGAGTACCGCAATCCATGGCATGGTGTTTGGCAAACTTGTGAGGATTATCCACTGGTATGCCGTGTGTTTTTGCAATTTTGACCTGCTTGGCTATGGCTGCTTCATCTTTGTGCAGACGTTTGGAATGTTTGATCTTGTCTTCGTCTCGGCTCATACTGTTCCTTTAAACTGGATGCCATCCGGGCGGATCTTCGCCTCGTTGCAATTCATATATAATTATAACACGTTCTATTGCTTCTTGTAAAGCAGGATTTGTTTTGGCAGCATGATGTATTTGATCCCATAAAGCCACACGCTGGGCTCTTGCATCTTTCTCCAAACGATCATAGGTCCAACCAATGGCTACCCTATCACCAGGATGTGCGCCGGCTTCTCTAGCGTAGGTTACACCGTCTGCGTGTTCATAAATGTATGTGGCGCCTGGTTTGAGTTGGCCCATATCACCATATATTTCCGTAATCAAACACTTCACTTTGTCGGCTGATGTCCTTGATAAAAAATGCACACATGGGTTCAGGACCTTCTGTGAGCGGTATGGCCAACAACTGTCCAGGTTTGAGTTTGGGAAAATACCATTTGACGTCTTGATAAATGTCCACAATTTCCACAGGATGAAACTCAGGTCTGAAACTGGTCAGGGGATTGAAAGTGAACACACTGAATCCACGATCGTTGATTGATGTAAGTGGCACCACTTCTAGATCACCAAAGTCAGGTTCGCCGATGAGCACTTGCCAATCCACCGGCATGCGTATGATGTTTTCGCCTATGCGCAGGACCAAGGCCGGACTGTTAAAACTTTCTAAAAAGATTAAGGGTATATAAAAGTAATCAGGGTCCTTGGGATCTGAATTGTCCAGCACACAGAATCGTACTTCGTCTATTTCGTCTGGAATTGCATCCATGCTGTAACTGGTGTTGTCTAAGGTTAGTATTCTCATTGCCAATCGGCCTTCTCTAATGTAAATGGGTAGTTGGCTTCCTTGTAAAAAGCCTTGCGTCGTGTTAGGTGTCGTTTTGCAAACTTGCAGGTGCTGGTTATGTCCCAGATTTGGACGTGATCTTTGTCTTCCGCCTTGCGTATGCCACGACCGATTGATTGGATGACGCGAACAAAAGACTTACCGGGCTCAATAAGCACAAGATTAAAAATCCTAGGGATATTAATGCCCACAGCAGCAACACCATAGGTAGCCACAATAATTTTATCACTGCTGATTGCAACTTCATCATATTCATCTTTCCTGTCTTTGGCCTTGGTGGCTCCTGACACAAATACTGCACGATCGCCCAGTTTTTCCACCAGTAGTTTGCCAGTGGCAATGCGATCTACTAGAACTAGCGTATTGCCGGTGCCGTTGACCCGAGTGACCAAATCAGATATATAGTCTAATCGTTCGGATGTTTCTACTAGATATTTTAATTCGGTTTGATAATTTGTGTACTCCACATGATCAACCAACTGTACTATATTTACATGACAGTTGGCAAGATGGCCGGCTTCTTGAAGTTCACTTGCACTGAGTTTGCCTACCACATTGCCCAGGCTACAGAAAATACTGACTGCGGCATAGTCTTCTTTGGGTATAGTGCCTGTGAGTCCCCAACGAATAGGCACATGAGCAAACACACCTGTGAGCAAGGTCTTTAATGCATCGGCCTTGGCCATGTGTACTTCGTCAACCATGACACACACTACTCCCTCAATAAACTCACCAATGGTACATTCTGCTTCGTGATTTCTAGTGTTCTTTAACAAGACATTCAGGCTTTGCCAAGTGCATATGGTATGTGTACGACCCCACTCTTTACGATCGCCAAAGTAAACACCCACATCCAGGCCTAAGTTTTTGTAATCGTCTTCGGTCTGTGTGACCAAACTCTTGTTAGGAACAATAATAATACTACGTCCATAGGGCTCTATGCTCTTACTCAAGGCCGCAGTCATGATAGTCTTACCTGCTCCAGTGGCAATTTCTTGTATGCTTTGCGGATTGGTTAAAAAATTATTTAAAATTTCAACCTGGTAGTCACGCAACATGATAGGTTCACCGGCTCTCGGGTGACCTTTAGGCCAGGCTGTGCCAGCAAATGTATCTTCTGCAATTTGATCAAATGCAAATGAAGTTGAGTATTCTCTAGTGTCCTCTACTGTAACATCATAACCTTGCTGTTCCAAATACACAAGTATTTCTGGCAAAAGATTAATGTATGTGCTGCCGCCCAGTTGAAAAAATGCAACCTTGCCATCCCACCGCCCCAGACGCACACTGGGTTGATATCGTGCTCCGGGTATTTCGTATTTGAACTTGTTGACAAGATTTTTACGTGTGGTCAAGTCCAATCCTTCGATTTTGACGTTGACCTCATCGTGTATGATTAGCCTAGCTTGCAAACTTCTTTTCCTTTGTTGATATTTTTATTATACACATCGTTGGAGAAATACACAACCTTTTCGGCGGCCTGCAACCATATTTGTCTGTCCCCTCCGTACAACATGCCGGCACTACTGACCATGAGCGGAATACGATCAATGGCCATTCGTGGAATTTTGTTGGTGTAAACCAATTTGGCGTCGGTGGTGATTGCCACATTTTTGTTGTCCAGTATGGTCATGTGCTGTGAATCTATGTGTCGACCAAACAGTTCCAATAATCGTCCACTGAGATCTGGCTCGTAAACAAAGATAGGCCAACGGTTGGTCAATTCTGCATAGTTGACCAGTTCTTTGACCAAGTCTTGAGATGTAGACGGATCAACTTTGAGATGTCGATTGGCGCACAGGCTCCAAAATCTAGTGTTGAAATTTCTAATAACGTCTACTTCAATGTCCTTGTGTACAGAATATCCCAACACCGGAGCCAGATCACACAAGGTCAGTATGTTTTCTAAACACAGTTCTCCCGAATGTTGTTTTACATAATCCAACAGGCTTGTTTCAGCATTGGTTATGGTCAGTGCAGATCCAGCATACTGCAATTCAATTTTGTATTCGGTTTTTTCTGTCAGCAACACCAGGTCCATCAACTGTTTGATACTGTGATCTATGTCAAAATTATTTTGTAAAGCAAAAGAATAAATCCAGTTCAAGTTCCATTCGGTCAATTCTGCTTCATACACTCGTGTTTCTCTGTTGTATCTAAATTGACCTTTGCTTTCTTTGCTGGCTGTTCTCACTGTGTTTATCAGTTCGTTGCTGTAGGGGAATTTAAGTTTGACAGTGTCGTTTTCGATCCAGACTCTGGTACTGCGATCAATCTGTCTGGTGGGCAAACGATATTCAGGTGTACGCACAGGTGCAATATCAACACCCAGTTTATACAACTGACGTTCATATTTCAACACCAGATCAGCGGCCAAACGAGCCTGCTTGTCGGTATATCCTTTGTTTTGTCCCAGTGTTTGTTCGGCCAGACTGGGCACAATTTTCATGTCGTATCTGGCCAGATTGATTGCCGGTTCACCAACAGAAAAAATACTGTATTTGCTTTTGCCATTGGGCTCACGATAGCCAGCAATAATTTCTATGTAGTCTTCCACATGTGGGTGAGTAAACAATTTATTAGAATTAGGCATAGTAGGAGTTTTGTCTGTGTTGTCTAAGATGAATACAGTTGGCATACAATTATTATAGCATATAACTTATGCAAAATCAAATAAAAAAGCCCTAGACGGTTAGGTCTAGGGCAAACCATGATTCAGGAGCTAGAGCGAACCATGGGCCACAGTCCCGGTAGGACTGTGGTAAACTTGTGTTTGGGTTAAGCAGACTTCATGCAAGTAACTTCTGCCATGGCTTTCCATTTGAGCGGAAAACTCTTTTTAAGATCGGCAATCTTGATGGCCATACGCAAACTCATTTCGCGAAACTTGTTTTTATTAACTTCCAAAAACTCAATAATTTCATCCTGTTCACAAGGTTGGAAGTCGTATGTTTCAAACAAGGCACCATCTTGAGCAATTTGTTTGATACGCAAGACTTTGTCACGCATGGTATCCAATGTCAAGTCCAAATAGTGGCAACGTGATTGCAGTGCATCCAAGTGATCACGCAACTTTTGACTCTTCATCTGGTCAAACTTCAAGTTGGTGATAAAGATTACGCTACCCTTAAACTCGAACGAGTCAGGAACTCCCTCACGACGTAACATGTGGCTATCACTCAACCACGAAATCTTACGTTTCTTGCCACTATCCAGGGCACCCTTTAACAGATTCAACGACACGTCATCTAGTAAAATAGAGTCACAGTCATCGAATACTAGCATACAATTGGCATCGCTATGCTTATATAATGCACAATACAAACCAAGGGCACTGGTACTACCTTTAATAACTTCTGCACGTAAACGCTTGCCTGAGATTTGATCAAACAAACAGGCCTTTTCCACAATGCGTTCTACACCAAAACTTTTACCTACACCAGGAGGACCTGACACAATCATGGCACGAATGTCGCCTGTGGTGGCTGCTGTGGTCATTTCGTCTAAGATTTCAAAACGCTGACGAATGCGTTCAATCACGGCTTCGTCAGTTTCGCCAGCAGTTTCCAGAGCCATGACTTCGGCTATGGGTTCATTGCCGGCTTCGACAAATTCCGCTTCGCTGACAAACTCGTAATCGCTCATGCCTTCTACTTTGACACGGATATCTTCAGGGAAACCTGGAAATTGATTGCCGTTTTTCACAGTCACGTAACCGCCTTTGGCAGTGAACTTGTACTGTTCGACCAATTGGAACACACGACCCGACACGTCAGTGGTGCGATATGCACCGGTTTTGATACGAATAAAACTTGATGACATACTAGCTCCTTTTTTGATTTAATATAGTTATTATACATTTAATTGATTTTCTGGACAACCAAAAAATTAATAGTAAAAATTTGTGTTGTAATTCAATGACTTGTAAACTACTTCTCGGACGGCGGTATCATAGGCTTCACAGGCAGTCCTAGGGTGAGCCTTTGCAAGTAGTTGTAAATGACGGGCTGTTTTAGGCCAATCCCACCCCTGTGTACGAGATTCTGTAACCACACGGTCTACCAACTTGTTGCCCTGCTCTGTGAACATACCGTAATCCATTGACACTCCTTATTTCTTAACAATACACATTGTACATTTAATTGATTTGTTGGTCAACCATAAATGTACTGGCTTTTTTGTGCCATGTTTGTTTGATATTTTAACAAAAAATCCAAGGCTTCTTGTATTTGGCGATCAGGCACACGATTTTCAAAATACCCCTGTTTGATCATGTCCACATATCCTATTCCGGGCAGTTCGTCGGGCAGGTCGCCGATCATGTAGTAGGTCATGACTTCAACCGATTGTAGTTGATGCTGTACCGAAACTGTTTTACGTTGATAATAGTCAGGGTATCCTTCCAGGGCATCTAAACTGGCCAGACAATCATCGGTGATTTCCCACAGCACACCATGAGTAACAAAACCTGGTATGGGCAAGATGTCGGCATGACGAGCAAATCTAAATTGATGATTGGGCAAGTAGGCTGCACCCAAACATCTGGCCTTGGGGCATCGCATGGCCATTTGAGCCAAATTGGTATTCATACCATAAGCAAAATATTTCATTCTACAAGTATAGCATAAATTGATTTATTGGTCAACAAAAAACCCGCCGGAGCGGGTTTGATGTTAATGCCTGCTAACTTACATCATGTTAGGCATGGCTGGCTGTGGATTATTGGGATCTTTAGGCAGATCAAAAATCGCACAGTCTGTGGTCAACAACAGACCTGCAACTGATGCCGCATTGACCAGGGCTGTTTTGGCCACCTTGGTTGGATCAATAACACCGGCCGACAACATGTCCACGTACTGCTCAGTGGCAGCATTGTAGCCAAAGTTACCAGTGCCCAGTTCCACACGGTTTAGGACCACGTCGGCTGATTCGCCTGCGTTGCTAACGATGCAACGTAAAGGTTCTTCCATGGCACGCAACACAATGTTGATACCGGCTTGTTGATCAGCATTGTCGCCTTTGAGTCCAGCAATGGCCTGTTTGGCGCGAACCAAGGCAACACCGCCGCCAGGAACAATACCTTCTTGCACCGCCGCCTTGGTAGCATGTAGAGCATCATCGATACGGTCTTTCTTTTCTTTGACTTCTACTTCTGTGGCACCACCAACTTTGATCACAGCAACACCGCCTGCCAACTTGGCCACACGCTCTTGCAACTTCTCTTTATCGTAGTCGCTGGTGGCTTCTTCGGCTTGTGTACGGATAGCGGCCACCCGTGCTTTGATTCGATCAGCATCGCCAGCACCATCAATAATAATAGTGTTCTCTTTGCTGATCTCCACACGTCCTGCCATGCCAAGATCTTCAGCAGTGACTTTGTCTAGTGTGTAGCCCAGTTCTTCGGCAATGACTTTGCCGCCTGTCAGGATGGCCAAGTCTTCCAACATGGCTTTACGGCGATCACCAAAACCAGGAGCCTTGATAGCACAGGTCTTGACAGTGCCACGCATGTTGTTTACTACTAGAGTGGCAAGTGCTTCACCTTCAACATCTTCCGCAACGATAAGCAAGGGCTTGCCGGCTTTGGCAACTGCTTCCAACACAGGAATCATGTCGCGAATGTTGGTGATTTTTTTATCAAACAACAGAATAAATGGATTGTCTAGTTCCACTGTTTGCTTGTCTTGATTGTTGATAAAGTATGGGCTCAAGTAACCACGGTCAAACTGCATGCCTTCTACAACATCCAATTCATCCTGCAATGATTTGCCGTTCTCCACAGTAATAACACCTTCCTTGCCCACCTTGGCCATAGCGTCAGCAATCATCTTGCCAATGCCAGCATCCGAGTTGGCACTGATTGTGCCTACCTGTGCAATTTCTTCATCAGTTTCGCAGGGCTTGCTGATCTTGGCTAGGGCTTCTACTGCGGCAATGGTGGCACGGTCGATGCCACGCTTGAGGTCCATGGGGTTATGACCTGATGTCACATACTTCATGCCTTCTTTCACAATGCTTTGTGCCAGCACTGTTGCAGTGGTTGTACCATCACCTGCATCATCTGCGGTCTTCGATGCCACTTCCTTGACCATTTGCGCACCCATGTTCTGTAACTTGTCTTTGAGTTCAATTTCTTTGGCAACTGTTACACCGTCTTTGGTCACTGCTGGACCACCAAAACTGCGCTCAATTACCACGTTGCGGCCTTTGGGGCCTAGTGTGACTTTGACAGCATTGGCTAGAATGTTTACACCTTCTACC